AACCCCCTGGACGACTCCGAGGAGAACCTCAGCCGCTACGATCAATACCGGGACCGGGCCGTGTTTTTTAACGCGACCTCCCGGACCCTCGAGGGCCTGATCGGGATCGCCTTCCGGCGGAACCCGGAGATCGTCATCACCTCGTCGATGGAATGGATCCGGAGCGACGTCGACGGCTCGGGCGGCGGGATTATTAACCAGTCTCACCGGATCCTCGAGGACACCTTCCGCAACGCCAGGGCCGGCCTCCTGGTCGACTTCCCGGCGCGGAACAATACGATCAGCCTGGCCGAGCTGCAACAGCAGAACCTCCACGCGACGATCACACCCTACCGGGCGAACCAGATCACCAACTGGCGGGTGAACGAGAACCAGGAGCTCAGCCTGGTCGTTCTCTACGAACAGATCGAAGTCGGCGACGAGTTCGATGTCGGGATCATGGAACAATGGCGCGAGCTACGGATCGGCCGCTTCTCAACCGAGGAGGAGGGCGCGGCCGAGCGCTACGTCGTCCGGATCTGGAGGCGCGGCGGAGACGACTCAGCCGGCCCTCCGGAGATCTATGCCGAGTACCAGCCGACCGACGCGGCCGGCCGGGCCTGGGGCTACATCCCGTTCACCTTTGTCGGCGCGATGGATAATAACGCCGAGATCGACAAGCCGCCCCTCGAGGATCTCTCGAACCTGAACCTCGCCCACTATCGGAACTCGGCCGACTTCGAGGAAAGCGCCTATTTTATCGGCCAGCCGACGATCGTATTCACCGGCCTCGATGATCAATGGATCCAGGTCATGCAGGACAATGGCGTCTATGTCGGCAGCCGCGAAGCGATCCCGCTCCCGGTCGGTGCGACGGCGCTCATGCTCCAGGCGAGCCCGAACACCCTCGCCCAGGAGGGGATGAGAATCAAGGAGGGCCAGATGGTCGCCCTCGGGGCCCGGCTCCTGACCCAGGGCGAGGCCGTCAAGACCGCCGAACAAAGCAGGAGCGAGACGGCTGCGGCTCACTCGGTCCTCAGCCTGGTATGCGACAACGTCAGCGCGGCCTACACCCTGGCCCTGACCTGGGCGCTCCAGTTCACCACCGCCGGATCCGCCGAGGACGTCATGTTCTCGATCCCGACCGACTTCACCGGGCTCGCGGCGGATCCGCAACTGATGACGGCCCTCGTCGCCGGCTGGCAAGCCGGAGCCCTACCGCGCTCCGACCTGTTCGCGGCGATGCGCCAGCTCGGCGTGATCGACCAGAATAAGAGCGACGACGACATCGAGGCCGAGCTAGAACTCGAGGGCGGCGGGCTCGGCCTGGAGGCCTAAGCCGTGCCGGACATCTCCTCGATCGGCTTCGATGCAACGATCCGTCACGCGGTCATGCTCGAACAGCTCAAGGCCGGCCAGGCGAAAACCCTGCTCCCGTTCCTGCGCCAGATCGACGAGGCTCTCCGGCTGCGACTCTCGACCGGCGAGCTCACGACCTACTCGCGGGTCCGGCTTGAGAAGCTCCTAGGGGCCGTCGACGAGAACGTCCGAGGGATCGTCCGCAAGTTCGAGGGCGACTTCACCAAGGAGCTCAAGGCGCTCGCTACAGCCGAAAGCAAGTTCGAGGCGGCCAGCCTGACCGAGCAGGTCCAGAACAAGCTGTTTGAGGCGACGATCCCGGCCCCGAAGCAGGTCTGGGCGTCCGCTCTCGCGAACCCGCTATCGGTTCGCGGCGTCGCCGGCGGCCAACTCCTCGACGGCTTTATCCGACACTGGGGCGACGCCCAGGTCGACTCAATGGTCAACCGGATCCGCCGGGGCGTATTCGAGGGCGAGACGAACGGCTCGATCTTGCGCGGGATCCGGGGCACGGTCGGCGGAGGCTTCCGCGAGGGGATCCTCGGGCAGACCTACCGACAATCTCAAGCGATGGTTCGGACCTCGGTCCAGCACATCTCACACCAGGCCCGCCTGGCGACGCTCCAGGCGAACGACGACCTCGTCAAGGGCTATCAATGGGTCTCAACCCTGGACAACCGGACCAGCGAGATCTGTCAGGCCTTGAGCGGCGAAGTGTTCAAGTTGAACGAGGGCCCGGTCCCGCCGGCTCATATAAATTGTCGCTCGACGATCGTCCCGGTCCTCGACGAGCGCTTCGACTTTCTGAAAAAGGGCCGGACCCAGTCGAGCCAGTTCGGGCCGGTCAACCAGAACGAGACCTACTTCTCGTGGATCAAGCAACAGCCGGCCAGCTTCCAGGACCAGGTCCTCGGGCCGGTCAAGGCGAAGCTCCTCCGGGACGGCGGGCTCTCGGTCGAGGAGTTCCAGCGGCTCGTCCGGGCGGACAACTACACGCCGATCACCCTGGCGAGGATGCAACAGCTCGCCCCGCTCGCCTTCGAGAAGGCCGGGATCCGGATCACCGACTCGGGCCGGGCCGTGATCGGATCCGCAACGAAGCCGCGAGGCGGAACGGGCGGAACCGCCGGCGGAACAGCACCGCCTCCAGCACCGACGCCCGCACCGGCCGCGCCGGCCGTGCCGAGAAAAGTCGGCGCGGTCACAGAACCGCCGGAACCCTGGAACCTCGGAGGCTCGAAGGCGAAGCTCACCAATAACAGCCTCACCCAGGTCCTCCGCGACCTGGGAACTCCGGAGGCGGCCGCGCTGGTCGACTTCCTGAACCGCTCTAAGGTCGGAATGATGTACGGCGAGTCGACCAAGTTCGGGAGCCGCTCCTGGCGGATCCGGGTCGGCAAGAAGGCCGGCCGGGATCAATGGCAGGAGTATCAAAGAAGCACCAACAGGAGCCCGGCGAACTCGTATCAGACCGAGCCCTGGGCTCGCGACATCGACAGCGCCGGAGGCTATACCAGCAAGACCCGCAACTATGTCGTGATCCTCGATCACGCCGCTCGCGGAAAGCCCCTGGCGGATCTCCTGGGCCTGAACATCGCCAAGCTCAAGGCAGCGCTCAAGGGCTCGTTCACGCGAGTTCATAAGCCGAAATACGCCAAGGAGCTCGACCGTATGCCGGGCCTTGAGGACAAGCCGTTCACGGTCGCGCATGACGTCTCTAACGTCTACGGCGTCGGCGCGGAGGCGGACACCTTCTTGACCTGGATCCATGAGATCGGTCACCAAATCGACTACCGGGTCCGCTATACAGCCCACCGGGCCGGCGGGAATTATTGGAAGCCCTGGGAGCTCCCTGATGATATAGTCAAGGTCTCGGGCTACGCTCATGCGAATGATCTCGAATGGTTCGCGGAGACCTTTACCGCCTGGGTCGTCGATCGCGAGGCGCTCCTGGCGATCGACCCGAGAGCCGTTAGAATCATAGACGAGGCAGTCGCGACCGCGCTAAAATTCGATGAAAAGCCCTTTTGAACAAGCCGAGGATCTCCTCGCTCAGATACCACCGCCGGCCGACCTGTTCGACCAGCTTGAGAAGATACAAAAACAGATCAAGGATCCCGAGCTTCGCCGCTTGTTCGGCCAGTATTTTGAGGCCGCCGAGGCGATGCTCTAACACCGGCCGCTCCTCGAGCGGCTGTTCCGCCGGCAGGGCCGGCCCCTTTATCTCTGGGAGATTTAGATGAGCATTAAATACAAGATTAAGAACCTCGAGGACGTCGCCGAAGATCAGCGCGGCCTATACACCAAAAAGGGCGACGCCTACGTCCTGGAGATCGACGGGATCCCGGACGCGGGCGAGGCGGAGACCCGGATCGAGGCGATGGACAAGAAGATCGCGGAACTTCTCGACGAGAAAAAGGAGGAGCAACGCAAACGAAAAGAAGCCGAAAAGGAGGCCGGTAAAAAGGCCGAAGCGGAGGCCCGCAAGTCGGGCGACCTCGAGGCTCTCGAGCGCTCCTGGAAGGAGAAGTACGAGAAGCTCGAGCAGGAAAAGGACGGCCAGATCAAGGAGCGCGACGGCTGGATCAATCAGTCGACCCGCGAGGCGGCTGCGATCGACCTGGCGAACCGCCTGGCGATCGAGGGATCCTCGAAGCTCCTGCTCCCGGAACTCCGGGCGCGGATCGGCGTCGACATCCGAGACGGGCGGCCTGTTCCGGTCGTCCTGGATGACCAGGGCAAGCCCTCGGCGATGACGATCGAAGAACTAGGAAAGAAAGTCGCGAGCGACCCGGCCTATGCGCCGATAATCGCCGCTTCAAAAGCAGCCGGCGGCGGGGCCAAGGGCGGAAAGGGCGGCGGGGCCGTGCCTGGGAAAGAGCTCTCGAAGATGAGCTCGGCCGAGAAGGCCGCCTTCATCGGGGAGCATGGTCTCGACGCCTGGCAAGCTAAAATTAGAGCGGCCGGGTGAACTCATTCATTCATAAATAGGAGCCTATCATGGGCGTAGCAACCGGCTTTAAAGTCTATAATGACCAGTTTCGCGGAGGCGTGATCGAACGCCTCACCCAGGCCTCGGCCTTCTTCAATGGCGCTTCTCAGGGCGCTCTCGTCATGAACACAGTCAGCCGTCGCGGCGACTATGCTTATGAATCGTTCTTACAGTCGATCGCGGGCCTGGTCTCGCGTCGCGACACGACCAGCGTCGCCGGAGCTTCGGCTCTCGACGTCTCAATGGAGGAGTTCATCTCGGTCAAGTTGAACCGCAAGATCGGCCCAGTCGATCAGACCCTCGACTCGTTCCGGAAGGTCCTGATGTCGGCGAACGGCTCAGCGGAGGCCCTCTCGTTTCTGATGGGCTCCCAGGTCGCGAAGGCGATGGAAGTCGAGATGCTCAACACCCTGCTCCGCGCCTTGCGGGCTGGCCTGGCAAACGTCGCGGCGGTTACTCACGACGCTACCGGCGGAACCCTGGATAGCTCTGACCTGAACACCGGCCTCTCGAAGTTCGGCGACGCCTACTCCAACATCCGGGCCTGGGTCATGCACTCAAAAGTCTTTTTTGACCTGGTCGGCTTCCAGATCGACCCGACGAACCACGGCGACGGGATCGCCGGCGTCGTCGTCCAGGGCGCAAGCCCGGCGACCTTCGGCCGGCCGGTTATCGTCACCGACTCGCCGGCGCTGATCACCGACGTCGGCACGAGTTCGCTCCCGGATCTCGTCTATCACACCCTGGGCCTCGTGCCTGGCGCGGGCGTAGCCGAGAGCTCTGAGGACGAATACATCACTTATGACGAGGTCACCGGGCTCGAGAACATCGTCGCCAGGCTCCAGGGCGAATACGCCTACAACATCGGGACCAAGGGCTTCAAGTACAACACCGGCGGCGGCGGAGTTAATCCGGCCGACTCGGCGATCGGTACGGGCTCCAATTGGTCTAAGATCGCGACCTCCGACAAGGATCTCGCGGGTATCGTCATCAAGTCCGACTAGCAGGGCTCCGACCGTGAGGGCCGTCATCTACGGATCTCGAGAGATCCGGACCTTGAAAGCTCTCGCGGTCGGACTTTGTTCGCTCGGCTGGTCTATCACCTGGCGGGAGGATCGCGACGCCTACAAGGCGAAGCAGGAGGGCCCGCTAGATTTTGACCTGGCCGTGACCGAGGGGATCCGGGGACCGATGGGCGTCATGTGCGGCGAATACACCGCGCTCGGGATCCCGGTCCTGATCTCCGACGCCGGCTTCGTCCGGCGGGATCTACACTATTTTCAGCTCGGCGCGAACCGGCTTAACTGGTTCCCCGACTTTGACGTTCCCGGCGATCGCTGGAAGCGGCTCGACGTTCTACTCCGGCCGCACCACGCCGGAACCTATATTCTAATCACCGGGCAAAAGCCCGGCGACGCCGCGCACGGTCTCAGCACTAACGAGCTCCAGGCGCTCTATCATAAATGGGCCCAGGAGCTCCGGAAATTGACCGAGCGGCCGGTTCGCTTTAGACCTCATCCAAGGGGTCCGGAGGCGCGACCCGACGCCCTGGAGGCGATCCCCTGGGTCAGCCTCGCCGAGGATCTGGCCGGCGCTCACGCCCTGGTCACCTGGAACTCGACTTCCGCGACCGACGCCTTGATCGCCGGGACCCCGGCCTTCGTGCTGGGTCCGAACGCCCAGGCCGAGGAGCTCGCGAATACCGACCTCCAGTTCATCGCGGCCCCCTACTTTCCGGAGGATCCGGTTCGGCGGGACTTCTTCCACCGGGTCGCCTACGCTCAATGGACCCTTGAGGAGCTCCAGGACGGCACAGCGCTCGAGTTCACCCTCGGGGCTATAGCCTCACAGGGGCCCTCGGAAGATCTCCGAACATGAGGGGCCTGGATGCGTTCCAGCTTCTCCGGCGGCTCGACTTCGTTCACGTCCTGGACATCGGGAGCGGGGCCGGGATCCAGGCCGAGATGTTCCGCCAGGCCGGCCGGCGGGTGACGACGATCAGCCTGGTCGAGCCGGCGGACATCCTCGGCGACTACCTCGAGACCGCTTTCCCGTTCCGCTTCGATTGTATCTGGGCGAGTCACGTCCTCGAGCACCAGGTCAACCCCGGCCGCTTCCTGGCAAAGATCCGCGAGGACCTTGCCGAGGACGAGATCCTGGCGATCACGGTCCCGCCGATGAAGTCGACCATTGTCGGCGGTCACGTCACGCTCTGGAACGCGGGCCTCCTGCTCTATCACCTGGTCCTGGCCGGCTTCGACTGTTCCGACGCGAAGATCCGCTCGGTCGGTTACGACGTCAGCGTCGTCGTCCGCTATAGCCCGGCCCGGATCCCCGACGACCTGGTCCAGGACTCCGGCGACATCGAACGCCTGGCCCACTTGTTCCCGCTTCCGGTCCGCCAGGGCTTCGACGGGAACATTCTCGAGCTCAACTGGTTTACATAGGAGCCGCTCATGGCGATCACTTTTACGACGACCGTCGGCGATCCGGCGGCGAACAGCTACGCCACGGTCGACGAGGCGGACGACTATCTCACCCAGGCGCGGCTCCACGTCTCGACGAGCTGGACCGAGCTCACCAACGACCAAAAGGAGGCGGCCTTAATGTGGGCGACCCGCGAGGTCGATCTCTACGAGTTCATCGGCACGATCCTCGCAACCGACCAGGCGCTTCAATGGCCGCGCTTTAATGCCTACACTCACGACGGCCGGCTGGTCGCCGAGGACGCGATCCCCCAGGCGGTCAAGAACGCCCAGGCCGAGCTCGCCTACTTCCTGGCCCAGGCCGACCCGTCGGGCGTGCCGGCCGGCGAGGAGTTCGAGAAGGTCAAGGTCGGCCCGATCGAGGTCACCATGAGGGACAGGTCCGGATCCGGCAAGATCCTGGAGCAAGCTCCGCCCGACGTCCGGGCTATGCTCAAGCGCTACCTCAAGGCTCAGGGGATCCGGATCCCCCTGATGAGGGGCTGATCATGGCGCTCCTGGGAACCATCAAGTCGATCGTCTCCGGCCTCCTGGCTACTTACGGCCGGCCTATAACAATCGTTCGCGTGACCAGCACCTCGAACCCAGTGACCGGCGTCGTGACTAAGCTCAAGATAGCCGTCGCCGCTTCCGCCTACTTCGACCAGGTCACCCAGTACAACGCCCCGGCCGGCGCGATCGTCGAGCTCAATGACGTCCTCGCCTACATCGACACCGAGCTCGGGATCCGCGACCAGGTCGATCGCGAGGGCGTGATCTGGAACGTGATCCACGTCGACCCGGTCGAACTGGAGGGCGGCGTCGCGATCTGGGTCGCCTTGCTCAGGAGATAAAGATGGCCGGGACCGACTTCACCAAGCAGATGAACAAGATCGCCGACCGCATGGGCGAGAGCCTGGAGTTCGTCGCCCGAGGCGTGCTCCTGGATCTGTTCGCGAACATTGTATTCGACACCCCGGTCGATACCGGCCGGCTTCAGGGCAACTGGCAGACCAGCGTCGGATCCCCAACGACGACCGCACTGGATCGCATGAACTCGGTCGGCCCGATCCTCGAGATCACCTCGATGATCAAGGGCCCGGATCTCTATTTTTTTACCAACAACCTCCCCTACGCGGAGCGGATCGAGTTCGACGGCTGGAGTCATACGAAGGCCCCGGCCGGAATGGTCCGGATTAACATCGACAAGACCGAGCAACTGCTCAACAAACGAGCGAGGGAGGCCCGATGACCGTACTCCAGATGGACGCCGCGCTGATCACCGCCTACCAGGCGCTCGCGCTCGGCCTGGCGACCTCATACGACGGCGAGGAGTTCACTCCGCCGACCGACGGCTCGGACTGGGCTCGCTGTTCGCAACTGCCCAGCGGGACCACGGTCCGGAGCCTGGGGATCGCCGGCCGGGATAATCACCGGGGAATTTTCCAGATTGACTACAACTCCGAGGCCGGCTCCGGCCGCGCTGTTCTCCTCGGTTACGTCCAGGCGACGCTCGACCAGTTCGTCGCCGGCAAAGGCTTTACCTCCGGCGGCCAGCTCGTCCGGATTCGGAGCGCGGAGCGCTCAAGTGTAAGGGAGGCGGACGGCTATCAGCGGGCCACCGTCTCGATTTTTTGGGAGGCCGACTCAATCCGGCCCGCTTTTTAGGTACTTAGGAGGATAACCATGACAACCGTCGCGAATGGGTCTCAAACCCAGCTTTTTTATATCCAGGAGGAGATCGACGGGACTATCCCGACGCCGACTCCCGTATTCAAACCGATCCGGTTCAATACCTCGGGAATGTCCCGCGAGACCGTCCAGATCGACTCGAACGAAATCAACCCGGCACGCCAGCGGCCGGTCTCACGCCAGGGGACCTATCACGTCACCGGCGAGATCGTCGGCGAGATGAGCTTCGGCTCTCACGAGGATCTGTTCCTGGCGGCCCTCCAGGCGTCCGCCTTCGTGAGCCAGGTCACTATCACAGCCGCCACGATCTCAGCGGCGGCGGTCGATAACAGCTACAACGACTCCGGGACCGGCTTCACCTTCGTCGTCGGCCAGGCCGTCGCCGTCTCCGGCTTCACCGGAAACGGGATCAACAACATCGCCTACGGGATCATCGCGACAGCGACCACCGGAAAGATCACGATAGCCGGCCCGGCCGGGGATGCGATCGTCGACGAGGCCTTCGGCGATACCGTCACGATCGCCGAACTGGGCGACTCGGCTAAGGTCGGCTCTACGGTTCCGACGTTTGCGATCGTTGAATATCATTCTGACATCGACCAGGCCTATGTCTATCGGAATTGTCAGGTCAACGGCTTCACCCTGGCCGCCCCGATCGACGCGGCCGCGCTCCTGACCTTCCCGGTCGTCGGCCTGGTCGGCGAGGAGTACACCTTCCCAGGCGACGAGACCTATGCAGCCGCGACCGCGACCGACATGATCGTCACGACCCAGGGCGGTTTCTGGGAGAACGGCGTCGAGCTCGACTACCTGACCGACTACAACCTGACCGTGACGAATAACCAGGAGCCA